GCATTATCAGGATTTGAGGGGTTCGCGCCTTTATCCGTAGCGCTAAAGCCACGGATACCCGTCAGAGTCCTTTTCTCGACGCCGAAGCGATCCGGCGCAGTCATATCGTTTGAAGTGCAGAACTGATCTAAGACCTTGGCGTTATCGTCCAGGTCGCGAGGGTCGATCGAAGGGACCGGGTTGCCTGTATTGTAAAAACTCATGGCGCCGGCCACTCCTCGTTGATAGCTTGATCGGTTTCGAGAATGTACACCTGCCAAGGGTTAAGAGGCCATTCGTCGTTCATAGCGTAATCGAAAATTTCCGGGTTCAGTACGAAGGACGGCAGCAGCTCCGCCCAACCTGGCGGCAACAGTGGACGGTTGCGCAGTTCGCAGGTGACGCGGTAACGCCAAAGGAATTTCCCGGTAAGCTCGCCACCAACCGGCACTTCGGTGAACCGGACTTCGTGCTCGTTGAAGCCCATAGGCGTCAAGAGCGTCATCGTGAACCAGCCGGCGCCAACGATCTGAGCAGCCCAAGCTTCGAACAACATGGCTTGCGGGCCGGACATTATCCAGCTCAGCGACACCATAGTCGGAGCGTTGGGGAACTCAATACGCTGCCGCGCCCGACCACTGTCCATCGGGGTGCGCCGAATATTATTCGTCGGCGTGAAGCCGTAGTTCTCCCGCAGTGGGCAGGGCAGCCCTTCCGGGTAAACAGGGATCGCCATCAGCGACCCGCCGTCGACAGGTTGTATTTGCGGCTCATCGCGTCAGCAGTGCGGCCATCGCCCAAGAGATCCGCTACGAATACGTCGATCATTTTTTCACCCTGATCACCGGTGCGCTCTTCGGATTGTCCGGCGCGCGATGCGTCTTCGATCAAGTTTACCGTAGTCGAACCCATATTGCTCGGCGAGCTTATGTTGTTCAGGGTCTTGTCCAGCTTGGCACTGGTCTGCGCCGTGGTAACGCGCTCCCCTTTCTGGAGGAGCCATGTGCCTGTTTGTGGCACGGAGTCGATACCGTCGTGCGCCATACCGGCCAAGGCGACGCCTTCAGCTACGGCAGTGGTCGAGAGGATAGCTGCAGTTGCCGGTATGGAGTTCGCACCGAACGAAGCCAGGGAAGCCAGTGCTGCTGCGGGAGCGTACGCCGCGGCGATAGCAGTACCCGTCAAGCTGGCCTGAGCAATAGAGGCTGCGGAAGTAGTGGACCCAACCAAGAGCTGGACAGCTTGGTACACAAGCCACTGCGCGGCCATCTTCACCAAGGCGCCTACGACAGCTTCCACCATCGTGGCTCCGAGATCGGCGAACGCGTCACCTACCGACTTCGTGCCGTCCAGAATCGACATGAACGTTTCGGCTAGCCCATCGCTCAAGGTATCAAGCGTTCCTGTTACGAACTCGGCGGCCTGCGCGCTGTAGTTCGTCGCTTCTTCTGCCCAGTTCGCCCATCCTTCAGACGCACCGAGGAAGAACGACCCTTGAGCTTCGTCAAGTTGGTTGTAGTAGTCCTGCTGCATGACTAGGCGGGATGCCAAGTTCTCTTCGAGAATCGCCGTCTCTTGGGCGTAAAGGTCTTCGCTGATCTGCCCTTTGTTGAACTGCGCGTTCAGCTTGTCGACTTCGGACTGGTAATCTTTGCGGATCGCCAAGTCTTCTTTCAAGCGCTCACGCGCCTTGTCGCCCATGCCGAGCCCAGTTAGCGAAGAGTCGAGACCCTCCTGAGACTGCTGCAGCTTCGACGCTTGGTTCTCTTGGAATGCGGCCAGTTTGGCGGCTTCGTCGGTAGCCTGCTTGCGTGCGGCGACTTCCTGCTCCAGAGCTACGTTGCGCTTGAGCTGTGCGCGCAGAAGGTCCTCAGACGCGAGAATAGATTTCTGATCGGCGGTCTGAATGTCTTTCGACTTGATGTCGGCGATCTGCTGCTCGAAAGCCGCAAGCGCTTTGGCTTGGGTGCCTAGCTTCTCTGTCGTATCCGACTGGACCTGAAGCGCGGCTGCCTGCTGGCGCAGAGTGTCCAGCATCTTCTGGCCGGCGTCTTCGCGGAAAGCTTTAGGCTTCGGCGCCGACTTCTCGGCCTTCATGCGCTCAGCGTCGGCTTTGATCAGCGCTTGGTTAGTGCGTAGCGCTTTGCCGTCACTCTCTGCCGCGGCTTTCTTGGACGTCTCTGCCTGTTTCAGCAAGGCGAGTTGCTTTTCCAGTGCCTCAGTGGTCTCGTCGGCCAGTCCTAACGTGGTTGCCAGGTTGCCAAGGCCGGTAGAGATAGCCCCGGATATTCCGCCCTCTTTGCGGGTTTGCAGGATGCGTTCGAGCAGTTCGATTTGCTTGGCGGCGTCGGGGAAAAGCTCGCCGCGCACTTTGCTGTAGGCGTTGCTGATCGCGGTTCCTATGTCATCCCAGTCGCGTTCAAGATCCGACAGCGATGCGCGGTAAGTCTTCAGCCGCGCTTGTGCGTTCTCGGCCAGGGTGGCGCTGAGTACGTCCAGTGCTTCTTGCTTCTTGCCCTGGATATCGAGGGCTTTGATAACCTCGTACTGTTCATTGGTGACCAATCCGTACTGCGCGCTGATCTTCTGCGCCGCGACCGTGGCGTTGTCGCCTAAGTCACCGAGAGACTTAGCAATGTCCGCCGCGCCTTTACCGGTGAACTCCCCAATGGCAGTCGCGGCTAGCGCCAGGTTGCGGAACTGGGTTTCGCTAAGCCACGTGCTTGCGGCCAAGGATATTACTGCTTGGCGAGCTTCGCCGATACGCCCGGTTAGAACAGCGGCGTCTTTCGCAAGCTGGTCGAGAGAGGAGGCGGTTTGCCCCGAACTGGCCGAACCGCTGAACAGCGCTTTGTTAAACGCGCTGGCTTCCTTCTCCGCGTCGATGAACAACGCGGTGATCGTACCGAGGGTAGCGGCGAGGACTGTGAAAGGATTGATCAGCCCGACGATATAGCCGCTGAGGGCCGATGCCGCGGGGCCGATGCCGCCGAACATATCCTTGAGCTGGCCGCCCTGTTGGAGCAGTACAGTTAGCGGCGCTTGCCCGGCTTGAAGGGACACGGCGATGTCGGTGAACTGTGCCGGCACGCCGCGCAGTGCGTTGGCCGTTTGCTTTGCCGAGAGGCCGGCTTTGTTCAGAGCAGCGTCATTCTGCGCGAGGGAAGCGCGCGTTGCGTCCAGTTGGGCTTTGTACGCTTTGTAGTCTTCGGTCGGCAGCCGCCCTGCTTTGCGGTGGGCGTCTAGCTGCTGCTCCATCTTGTCGAGGCGGGAATAGGCCGCAACGGTAGGATCGATCTGTCCGATAAGACGGTCCAGGGCGTCTTCTTGTCGCTTGACTTCCTTGGTAGCAGAAGCCAAAGCCCGCTCGGCCTGATCCATACCGCGCTCGAAGCCTGCGGTATTCGCAACGAGATCCACCGTCAAGGCGCCAAGCGACGATACGGCCAAAGCACTACCCCTTAGATGATTTCAGCACGTACATAAAGTCTTGGAGCGTAGCGTACTTTATTTCGTCGTCCGATTCACGGTTAGGTATGAAATCGGCAACCTTTACATTCTTGTTGCCCATCAACTGCGCGCCGGTAGCACAGATCAAGGCGGCAGCCTGTTCTACTCTCTCAGCGGTATTGATGCCCCCGTGACGCTTCAGGTAGCCGGCCCACTGACGCGCCTCGACCAGTGACATGTTCTGCTGGGCTTCGGCGATCGTTCGACCGCCTACACCGTTCAGGACTAGTTCGAACCAGAAGTCTTCTGGGGGATCGTCTTTGCCGATTGAGCCTCATTCACCGCAGTGATCAACGCGAGGAACAACGTATCACAGATCGGTCCGCGGTCCGGCGAAGCTGTGCCGAGGATATCCGCCGTGGTAAAGACCGGTGCCCCATTTTCGTCGCAAACCATAGTCGCGATACGCGCGGCCAAGTGCTCTTGGTTGCCCTCAGCCGCTTTCCATGTGTTCGTGATCGTGTGGTACGAAGCCAGTCTGACGTAGATAGTCGCTTCCTGTTCTGCGCCTTCGGTATTGTGCCACTTGATATCACGTTTTACGAAAGGTTCCGCGGCGCTAACAAAAGCGCCGGCTTCTACGAGGTCTTTAAGATTGAAGGCCATTGATTAGCTCGACGACTTAGGAATGAGGACCGGCTCGCCGGAGACTTGGAAGCCTACGGTTGAGGTAACCATAGCGTTCAGGCCGAAGGTGAACGGAAAGCTACTCATGTACGCGTCGAAAGCGATCCAAGAACGGGTAGGAGGGAATACAAACTCGTCATTTCCCGAGCTATCTACGCCCGCAGTCGGCGGCAAAGTACCGTCAGACCAGCCCACGGCCCAAGGGAGGGTAATCCCCGCCAGCTTCAACTGGTGAAGGCGGACGTGAACCGGGTTCGAAGGATCGATCATAAGACCGAAGGTACCCGCGCCGGGGGTTGACAGCCCGGCTTGGTAAGTCCTCGTGGTGTCATTTAGACAGGTAGTCTCAATCTGATCGATCGCAGTGTCGATACCGTCGAGGGAAGTGATGCAACCGACATCCAGTACAGCGCCGGTATCTGGGTCGATCGTAAAAAGATCCGTGCCTTGTGAAGTCAGCGGCATGATGAAGCCTCTTAAGAGTGATGAACGTTCGACGGAAGCATATCACGCATAGGGCGTTTCGCAAATCAAGTCCGTTCGACCAGCCAGTCTAGGTCAAAGCTGGTTCGGTAGAGCAGCGTTTCCTCGTCGCGCATGTCGCCTCTATACCCAGTAATGTAACTTCGTAACTCTACTGCGTAGCGGATCGCTTTCGCAACCGCAGTCGTGGATTGCGTGGTCAGCCCGTACACATCCACTTGGAGGCTAGCGCGGTCGGCATCGGGTCGGCAGTTCAGCATGTTAAACGGCGAACCGCCGATCCACTGATAGACAACGTATGGTTTGGCGACGGTCTGAGGCGCCATGCCGAACGGGTAGATCCGCGGCGACGTACCGCCGAGCAGCGCCTGGACGGTAGGATCGGCTTTGCAAACCGTGTAGAAAGGTACGTCCATTAGTCGAGCCCCAATTTCAAAAGCTGGAATTTTGCGGAGGAAAGGAATTCTTGAAACACGGCCTGCTGGTTCTGTCCGAGCGCGTTACGCATGAATGGCTGCGCGCGGCTCCGGGATGTCCCAAGCTCTACGAATATAAGGCTGTAATATGTGTTCCCGCCGCCTACACCGCGCCTACGTTTGCGGACGCCTACGGATATTTTCGTTGAGCCCGTTTCCTCAAAGAACTTTTTGTCTTCGATCATGTCGATGTTCTTCGGGATGTAATTCGCAGTGGCAGGGTCGTCTACACGGGACGCATTGTCCTTGGCGGCTGCTAAGACGATTTGCATGGCGTCCTTCGCCGCCGGCACTACTACTTGGCGCTGAAGCTCCTGGGGAAGAGTCCTGAAAATTCTGCTCAGCTCTTCAGCCCCCGTCAGCTTGTAGGTTACCCAGTCGGCCATTGTTCACGTCCTCCCATTCATGCGGCATCTTAGCACCTTTGGCGTAATTGTCGCCGGCCCACAGTGGCTGCAGGTTTGAGAAATGACAAAGTGCCTCAAGCTCCCGCGCGGTAGATGCGGAGGATAG